TAAAGTGTTGCAATCTATTGGCAGAGGGCTTAGACAATCAGATGATGGTAGAACAACCACATTATATGATATTGCCGATGATCTACACTGGAAAGCAAGAAAGAATTACACTTTAGTACACAGCGCCGAACGCATTAAGATATATGCAAAAGAATCCTTTAACTATAAAATTTATGAAATCGAGTTAAAAACATGAGCGAACCCTATTTAAGACAGTTTAAACTAACCACTGGAGAAGAAATCATATGTGAAATCCTTGAATGGAATGATGAAGAAACTGATTTGATTGTCGTTAGACACGCTGTAGAAATACAATATATAGTTAAAGATTCCTACAGAATGTGCACTATGAGGCCTTGGATGTTGCAACAAGTACAGAATGATTTCTTTCAAACTCTTAGTGCTAATCATATTGTTGCTGATGCCAAACCAGCTATGGAGACAGAAGCTAATTGGCAAGAGACTGTAGACTTTTTTCTTAATGCAAACCAATTAGACGAGCCATCTGAAGGACCTATTGATTTAGAACCAGAGGATAGTATCGATGAAGTATTAGGAAAAGTCTTAAAATTCCCAAAGGATAAAATGCACTAGTTGTATACCATCTACCCCTAAAAGCTGTTAGCTTATTATAACACAGATCCGTCAATCTGTAAACCCCCAAAATGAATTATTTTTAATTATTTTCTTGTTTACAACCTTTTTAAAATGTAGTATAATGGAAATATTGAAAGGACTATATCATGGCAAGAACAAAAAGAAAATCCATTCACTATGTTAATAATGCAGACTTCTCTGCTGCAGTAGTTGAATATGTTACTGTTGTTCAAAAAGCAAAAGCAGACGAAATAACCCTACCTATTGTACCAGATTATATTGCTCAGTGTTTTCTAAAGATCGCTGAAGGCTTGTCTCACAAGTCAAACTTTATTCGCTATACATATCGCGAAGAAATGGTAATGGATGCGGTTGAGAATTGTCTGAAAGCTATTGAGAACTATAACCTTGAGGCAGCTACTCGTACAGGTAAGCCTAATGCATTTGCTTACTTTACACAGATTAGTTGGTATGCGTTTCTAAGACGTATTGCTAAAGAGAAAAAGCAACAAGATATTAAATTTAAGTATCTAACCAATAGTGGTGTTGAAGCATTTATGGATGTTGGTGCAGCTGGTGAATTCCAGAATATTGTAGCATCTAACTTTGTGGACCAGTTAAAAGATCGTATTGATAAAGTTAAAGATACTGACTTAGCTGTTAAAGAAATGGTTAAAAAAGAAAAGCGCAAGAAGCGAGAGGTCAAAGTAGACTCGGATTTGAGTGGATTTATTGAATGAAGGTAGCAATCATAAATGACACTCATTGTGGTATCCGCAATAGCTCTGACATATTTCTCGATAATGCGGAGAAATTTTACAGCGATGTATTTTTTCCTTATCTTTTGGAACATGGTATTCAGCATATCGTGCATCTTGGTGATTATTACGATAACAGGAAGTTTATCAACTTCCGTGCTCTTAACCGTAATCGTCAACACTTTCTTAAACCGTTAAGAGATCATGGCATTACTATGGATATTATCTGTGGTAACCACGACACTTTCTATAAGAATACTAATGAACTAAACAGCTTGAAAGAGTTGCTAGGGCATTATATGAATGAAGTAAACATCATTAGCAAGCCTAAAGTTATGGAATATGGTTCTCTCAAGATGGGTCTAGTGCCATGGATCTGTGCAGAGAATGAGAAACAATCACTTGACTTTCTTGCCAACTGTAAAGCAGACTTTATTGGTGGACACTTTGATATCATTGGTTATGAGATGATGAAAGGTATTAAATGTGATCATGGTCTTGATCGTAATCTTTTCAGTAGATTTGAAATGGTTATGTCTGGACATTTTCATACTAAATCTAATCAAGACAATATCCACTATCTTGGTTCTCAAATAGAGATGAATTGGAGTGATGCTCACGACCCTAAGTATTTTCATATACTTGATACGGAAACAAGAAAAGTAGAACCTATTTGCAACCCACATGGTTTATATCATAAGATTGTGTATGATGACTCTAAACGTGACTATATGGAATATGATCTAACTCAAGTAGAAAATAAATTTGTTAAAATTGTCGTAATTAATAAGGAAGACCTATTTACTTTTGACCGGTTTGTTGATAGAATACAAAATAGGCCAATTCACGAATTAAAGATTGCAGAAAACTTTAATGAGTTTCTTGGTGATGCTGTTGATGATGAAGCAATCTCTGTGGAAGATACCACACAATTGCTTGATAGTTATGTTGATGGTGTTGATACTGAACTGGATAAAGATAGACTGAAAGGTAAGATGCGTGACTTGTTAACAGAAGCACAGGCATCAGAGATTGCATGATCATATTCCGAACATTAAAATATAAAAACTTCTTATCGACTGGTAACAAGTGGGTTGATATTGACTATACAAAGACAAAATCAACTCTGGTTATTGGTCATAACGGTGCTGGTAAATCAAGTATGCTTGATGCATTATCATTTGCTTTATTTGGTAAACCACACCGAAATATTAATAAAAGTCAATTAGTAAATTCTATTAACAAGAAAGATAGTGTTGTTGAAGTTGTATTTACTATTGGTAAAGCACACTTTAAAGTTGTAAGAGGTATTAAACCTAACATCTTTGAGATTTGGAAAGATGGTGTTATGATTAATCAAGCATCTCATTCCAAAGAGTACCAGAGGATCCTCGAGCAGAATATCATTAAGTTGAATCACAAATCATTTCATCAGATTGTGGTGCTAGGCTCATCCTCCTTCATTCCCTTCATGCAGCTGGCATCACAACACAGGCGAGATGTTATTGAGGATCTTCTGGACATTAATATCTTTAGTAAGATGAACTCACTTGTAAAAGAAAAGTCATCAATGCTTAAAGATTTAATTAAGAATGTTGTATATGATATTGAACTTACAAAAGAAAAGATCGATATCCAACGGAAGTATATACGTGATGTAGAAAATCTAAGTAATGATCAAGTTGATGTTCGTAAGTCAGAAATAGAAACAGCACTCACTGATATTGAAAAGTATCAAGAAGAAAATACCTTATTGACAAATGAGATTGAAGAAAGACAAGAAGGTCTTAAAGAAAATATTAAAGCAAGTAATGATAAGAAACAAAGCTTGCTACAATTTAAGGCAGAGTTTAATCAAAAGATTAAGGTACTTGTTAAAGAAACAAAATTCTATGAAGAGAATGATGACTGTCCTACTTGCTCACAATCTATTAGTAAGGATCTCAGATCAGAAAAACTCTCTGTGGCTAAAGATAAGGCAACAGAACTACAGAAAGCCTTGAGTGATGTATCTGAACAATCTAGTAATGTTGAGAAAGATATTACAAAGTTCAATACAATTACTGACGAGATTAGAGATCGTACTGGAACTATTAGTGGTAACAATAGGGAGATTACTAGACTGCAAGGTCAGATTAAAACTGCCAATGATGCTATCCAAAAGATACAGGGTACTGATGGTGATCTAAGTGTAGAAAAGAATACATTAGAAACCCTTGTAGAAAGCCGTAATGATCTAACTGAGACTAAACTTGTAAAGAATGAAGAACTATCATATAATATGGCTATGGCAGAGATGCTAAAAGATACTGGTATTAAAACTAAGATTGTTAAAGAATACTTGCCAGTCATTAATAAACTTACTAATCAGTACCTACAAATCCTAGACTTTTTTGTCCACTTTAATCTTGATGAGAGTTTTCAAGAGACTATCCGCTCAAGACATAGAGACAACTTCTCATACGACTCGTTCTCTGAGGGTGAGAAGCAACGTATTGACTTGGCACTACTCTTTACTTGGCGACAAATTGCTAAGATGAAGAACTCTGTGGCAACCAATTTACTAATACTTGATGAGACCTTTGATAGTTCATTGGATCATGAAGGTGTTGGTAATTTAATGAAAATCATCTATTCACTTGGTGATGATGCTAATGTCTTTGTTATATCACATAAAGGAGAAATCTTAGATGATAAGTTTGAAGGCAAGATTGAATTTGTTAAAGATAAAAACTTTAGCAAAATTAAATAAAATGGTTTACAACT